CCGTTAACAAAAGAAAGGAAACAATATGCCAAGTATCAAAGTAACAAGTCTAGTAGAGCCTTTGCTCAATCGTCAACAAGTCGCTATAGTACGTGATATTGCTCGCGCAGTCGAATTACATAATGCTATAACAGAACTGAGTTCATTGAAAGAGATTATCACTAACAGTCAAACGGCAATGCCGATTACTGAAATTAATAAACTCACTCATGTAACAGAGTATCTAATAGCTGAGGTTAATCGAATCTTAATGCAAATTAAGCTACCTAAGCAGCCTATTGCCGATCCCACAACTCCTCTTACTGGTCCGATTGCGGAGAAACTTGCTTAATATTTCCTAACTAATGTAAACGTGACCTGAATAACCTAAAAGTTATCTCGACGATAGCTTGATATCATTAGAATCCAGACTATATGGCTTGACGCCATATTCGAAAGGACCATAATATGAACAAACAAAACCATGTGAATGGTAATGTGAGTTTAATATCGGGACTATCATTAAGGTTACTAATTGTCGGTATACCAAAACATACGATCAACCCTTTTGCAGGATTGATCAAACGCTGGGTAAACTGTAGCGGTGAAGAATGGACGGTTGAGAGAGTGAAAGCTCTTAAAACGTCTCTAATTCATTTACGCTCTGGACTTCAACCAACCATTCCTTTGGCAAGGAATCGTCATGGAGAAATCAAGGGTGTAATTGGCTACCTAATGCGTTGGGCTCTTTTGAATGATTCCAACTTTTATAAAGTTGTAAATGCATTCATGGCCTATACTCATTGGATAAGTAGTAAATTAACTACTAATCAAAGGAAGAAATTCCTTAAGGCAGTCACTTCTGTCTCCAAGCCTGTGCCTGGAGATCTGGTATCACTAATTCAACGTGCTACTAGACAAGTTATTCATTCAAGAACTATAACATGTAAGCCAACATCTCTCATAACCTGGAGAGGAAGTCCTTCTAAAAAGGCTCCTTCCCCCCTAGGCAGTGTGAGACAGAATGAACAAATCCTCAGTGAGCTATTGCTCACAATGAACGAAGGTTTTACCAATCATATCAAATCCCTCTGGGAACCGATTTACAAATCGGTTTACGAAGGTCTGGATGTTCATCGAATGATCGATGACATGCATGAAGATAGAATTGATTATAAGCCAATGTTTGGAGGAGAGGTTCATTTCCTTCAGGAGCCTGGATATAAGTTGAGAAGCATTGCTTCTCCTTTTAGAACGTTTCAAGTAGCTTCCGAGCCACTTAAAGACGATCTTAAGTTAATTATATCTGAACTCCCTTGGGATTGCACACATAATCAAGATCGTGCATTCAGCCCTATACAGGAAGCTATTGGAATTGGAAAAACTATCCACTCTGTGGATCTTTCTTCTGCAACCGATTATTTCCCTTTAGAGTTACAAGAGGTAGTTTTATCAACTATCTACGGCAAAGACAGTGCTTATTTACAGTTGTTTAGGGACGTATCCCGAAGCCTCTGGAAATCTGACATCGGAGTTATTCGTTGGACAAAAGGTCAACCCTTAGGGTTTGGCCCATCGTTCTTCTGTTTTACTCTGACGCATGGACTCTTAATCTACGCCCTTAACGGGTGCAGATGGAATCATGACTTCTATGTTGTAGGAGATGATGTCGTTATATTAGATGATACGTTGTATCAAAAATATATTGATTGTCTCTCTCTCTTGGAATGCCCCTACTCACAGACAAAGTCCATTAATTCTAGTAAACTTGCTGAGTTTGCTGGAAAGGTTATTATCAAAGACATGGTTATTCCACAATTGAAGTGGCGCCAAGTTTCTGATGACAACTTTTTGGACCTTGCCCGTATTGTAGGACCTAGAATACGAGTGCTTCTATCAAAACGTCAAAATGCTGTCCTGGATGTATTTGCACACATCCCTGACTTCATTCATCCGTATGGTCTTAATTGGTCTTATCTTGGATCAAACCTTGATAAGATGATTAAAGCCGGATTGATGTTGACTTTTGAGGAAACAGTTCTTCAGTCACTAACGGGACTAAGTGAATCTGTCCATAAACAGCTTTATGCTAATTATGGATACTTCACTGATGATCTCAAAGATTGTGCCTTACAAGGCGCAATCAGTGATAAGATCAGAACTTTCGACGAGAAAGTTCTCTCTGTATTTCACAAGCTAGGATTTTCTCATAATTGTAATTATGAAAATCTCTTAGAAGGTCTTGCGAGTATACCTGAGACTCATGTTAAGGCGCATGCTGCGCCTCATATGTTGCCTCTGAAAACGAAGTTACCCACGAGGGTCACTTTGCTTTCGCGGTTATCTCGGTTCTTGAAAAGCACCGACAATAAGGAAC